CAGCAGATGCTGTGGGTAAAGTACACACATCACCTGCGCCACTGTTGCAAAATGCGGAATTTAGTGTGTTTTGAGTTGCAAAAGTAAATGTGGCATTTAACCCACTGTAACTGGTAAACTGGGCTGGGCTACCTTGTGGAGTAGTTGCTGTGATGTTTACTGGTGTTTGGCTCTGAGAATTGACCTGCAATGAGGTTAATCCAAGAATAAAAATTGTAGTTAATATTCTAATATATTTCATTTTATTTTCCTTTTGTTTTGTATTCTGCTTTGTCTTGCGCCTTAATTGGAAGACTCACAGGATATTTAGCACATGCATCAGGATCACCCTGACCGGCTTCGGTCAAAAATGATGTTGCTGGTGGTACTTGACCTGTAGGACATGAACATACTGCTATACCGTCAGCACCTTTGACACAATTCCAACTAAAACAGTTGCTTGATTGTGCGCCAAGATTTAAACTAGCATCACACTTTTGTACTGTGGCCTTTTGTTTCCAAGGCAATGGGCTAAAGTTGTTGGCTTCCTGTGGATAAAAGATTTTAGGTGCAAACAAACTCCAGACATGATTGCTATCTGTTGCGGCACAGCTTCCCTTCATATTACCAGCACTAGTATCAGCAATAGAAACACCATTAAGAATAGGACAACGACATTCTACTTCAGGGTAAGGTACGCCATTGTTACCAGTGATCATTTTTGATGTTCCATCTTTGTTCAGGACTGGTTTACAAGTACTTGCGGCACATAGTGCATATTCTCCTGTACAAGTCGTAATGCCAGCTGGAGATGGTTGAGCAAATACCGAGGTTGATAGCATTAAGAATGCCAGGATTGTTAATAGTTTTTTCATTTGTTTCCTTTTATACTAATTTCATTGCTATGTTGCAAGCTTGCACAACATAGCGGAATAATTCTTCGTTGCCAGCGCATTCTTGAGCGGCACGAATGTCACGTATCTCGGTAAGAAGATAATTGTGTTCATCTTCTGAGATGTTGCCCATCTGGCATTGTTCAACAATGGCCTGAATTTCTTGTTCTAGTGTATGCATTATCTTCCTTCCCAGGCTGACTTGGCAGCTTGTATACGTTGTGCGGCAGTTTTCTTTCCAAGTTCACAGAACATTTTGCTACCGCCTTGACTCATACGTTCTGTATGTGTTTGTAGCCCTTTGAGGTTTATGGCTTGAGGATCACTGCGCCAGTCACTAAATCGTGCCAGGCGAGTTGATGAATCAACAGCTTTAGACCAATCTGGCAACTCACAATTAACACGCTCAATGGCAATATCCGTGTCAACTAATAGTCCAAACATTTCTGGATCGTGTGCTCTGGGCCAATATTCTTTGATGGTACTGCATCCTGTTAATGTAACAACTGCAACTAATAATAGAACACTTTTCATTTTATGTCCTCGTATATTTTCTTTTGGATATGATACCATTCAATCCACACGTCGACCTTTACAGCACATTCGTAATATGTTCCGTAATTTTCAGCTACAGTTTTAGATACATCGCTGAGTGCAGGATCTTCTTTTAACTTTTTTAAATTAGGGCAACGTTCTAATGTGTTTTTGCCCGGTGTGTCGGGAAAATTAGGCACAACAGGCACAGCCGTACAAGCCGACAACAACACAACTAGTGAGATAATAATATATTTCATTTACTAGGTGCCTCTGCTGAATCATTGTGTGCTCGAATAAATTCTTTTGGGATTTCACACTCACCTCCGGGCATAAACTTAGTATCGTATTTTATAATTTCTTTGTCTATGTAACGTGTAATATATTCAGTGCGACCCTTGATATATTTGACTTTATCCTCAACTTTTTTAGCCAATACCTCATTGGCTTCTTTGGATTCTTGTTCTGCTTTTGCTACTTTTGCCTGTGCTTCGTTGACCTTGACACGCCAAGCCATTTCAGTATCATATCCGCCACGTAACCAGACGCCTAACAATAAAATAACAACACCTATTGGTTTTAATATGTGTGCATAGCTTCCATAAAATGGAATAAATTTACCTAACCAACCTGCAACAATGCCAGATACACCAACTGCAATAACTGCCCAACACGCCCAGTTTAACATTGCATCGGGTATAAAATTTAACATCCATTGAAATTGCCACATATTAATCTCCTAATATTTGCAAGGCATGATTATAATGTTTAATGCGATCTTCCAGGCCAATTGTACCGCCATTAATCTTTTTAGTAACGGTAAGCACATCGCCTTGATCAGCCCAGCGATTTAAATTGTTGGTTTCCCAGAACCAACAGGCTGATTGTACTGCACCCTCAAAGGTTGCTAGATATTCAGGAACATCCTCTACTGCGGCTTCAATACTGGCAGCAAAATTTTCGTAGTTTGATTTGCCAGTTAACTGTATAAGACCACGCCCACAATAACGATAGCCATCGCCTGATTCTTCCGGACCATTGCCCATTCTATTAGCATATATTCTATTGGCAATTGCTTCTTGTTTGTTGGGTAAACCAGCATATTGATTGGCTATTGCATCATTAGGGAAATATTTTGGAAATATCTTGCGTAAACTTGCTGCCTTGTAATTTAAATTTTCTTTAATGGCTCGGAACCCGCCTGATTCGTGTGCGCATTGTGCAATAAACATTGCTACACGAGATTTAGTATTGATATCGTAGTCAGGAAGTATTTCTGCTATTGCTTCGAACCAGTGATCTATATAAGGATTTCCAGGAACCATTTGATTTAGTTGTTGCTGTGTAAATTCAAAGTCAAAGCTCATAATATTGTCCTATTTGAAAAGTATTTATGGAATTAAGAATTTTATAAGTATATTATAATGAATGTTTTAATCCTCACTCCTGACCGTGTTGGCAGTACTTTATTGCAGAGGCTGATCACAGTTTACATGAATGCACACACATTCGATCAGCCCGTGATTAATTTACACGAATTAACCAATGGTATCATGAAGTATTATAGCCCTACATTTAACCAAGAAGTGTTGGGCAAGTTCGAAGATAGAACTAAGTGGGGATATTATCAAACGCTGGAAGAAATTACAGAACATCTTCAATCAGTGCCACACTATAAAACTACTAGACTAGCACATTATCATATTAAAAAACGACAGGACACTATTGCCAGTCAAGTTCCTTTTTATGAATACCTAAATCAAAATTTTTACATTATTAGTGCTCAAAGAGATAACTTGTTTGAGCACGGACTCAGTTGGTGTATAGTAAATGAATCTAAGAAATTAAATGTTTACACACATCAGGAAAAAGTCGATGCGTTTGCCGGCATTTATAAAAACAAAATCACTGTTGATCCATTAGCACTAACAAAATATCTTGATCAGTATGTTGATTACCTGGCCTGGGTAGACAATCACTTTGATGTTAATTCGTATTTTAAATACGACAAAGATATGTCCAGGCTTGAAGAGTACATACTAGGATTGTCTATTTTTAGTAATCAGCCAAGTAAAAAATCCTGGAAAGATATATTTGAATTGGAATTTTCTGACTGGAACAAGTGTCACTATTTAATCAGTGATCTGAGTGGGATTGGCCCGCAGTTGACCTCTTCTATTGAACAACCAAAATTGACCTACGATGGCAAAGATATTGATGTTAAAAACATGCAATTACAAAGCTTGTCAAGAACAGAGATACCTAGGTCACTATCTCTGGTTGATCAAACATTTCTTAAAGAAAACGGGCCTAAATATCAACGAGCTCACACAGCTATTAATGAATTGGTGGAAAACAAAGTATTAGTAACTCCAGTACCAATAAAGCTTCAGACTATGCTAGAAAAAAAGTTATTGGTTAAAAACTTTTCACAATGTGTTGATGTATACAATGAATGGTCTGAGAAAAAAGGTATGGGTGTTCAATATACCGAAGAAGACCTTCAGTCATCAATGAAAGAAGAAATTAAAACTTGGCATGCCACTGCATTGTTAAAGTAACTTTGTGATTTGATCCACAAAGCTGGCAGCAGTTTTAATGTCATAATGATACGCATCTCTAGCAAAATCTAATTGTTCAAATTCAGGAATAAATTTTATGGTTGCTGGCAATTTATTAAAAAATTTCACGTTATGTTCGTTGGCACAAAAATTAGGAATAACGCTATAAATTACATTACAGTTGCCTTTGTGTTCTTCAATTTTGTTGATACAATCAATGGTAAATGCTATGTCTGCATCGTCTGTGCTTTTGATAAAATGCAGTTTTAAATCTTCATCACTGACATTTGTCCATGATTGATCATATTTTTTTAATTCATCAGATATAAATCTAGGTAGGGTATCCATGTTGTTGATGTTAGGACATGTGGGCCAAGAAGGATCCTTTACATTACCATAAAAATCACTCCATTTTTTATTCAATACTACTTGATGATTATTTTCTCTACGATGTAGAAAACTCCAGTGTATGATTATAGTTTCGGGAGCAATTTCCTGAATAATTCTTAGAGCTTTTCTTGTCATCCATTGATTACTGCCGCCATCCATGCTTACGTTGATAGTTCGGTGTTTTAATTGTGACTGTAATATGTTTGGCCATGTATGGGATAGTGGGCTTCCTATGCCCACAGTAAAACTATCCCCAATACACCAAATTGATTTTTTTAAATCCACAGGCCATTCTGAGTCTCTAAATCCGCGACTATTATACTTGTAGTCTACTGAAAATTTATAGCGAGCAAACTGATCCTGATCCAATGCCCAATTGATATCATAAAGGTCATCCATTCCATTGTAATCTGACCGCAGATTTATCTGGCTGGGTAAAATAAAATCAGGTAGAATCATTAATCTTTTCCTGTGACTATAACAGCAACTTTGTCTACCCAAACTAATCGTCCCTGGCAGGCAATGTTCCATTTTGTTTCACCGTGTTCGTGTGTACACTCAGTGAAAGTTTCTCCAACGATGCGAACATCTGTGGCCAGATGCTCTACCCCATTTTCAAAGATACGCCAAACCAACGGACTACTGTTGTGTTTAGTGTTAAACCTAACATGATACTTGTTCACTCAAGACCCATGCTCTTACGAATTTTAGTTGCGCTGATATCAGTCACTGAAGAGTCAAAAGTTTCCTGTTCAATTTTATAGCCAACATCCCTGCCATAAGTGATGTTTACAATATTGGGCACAACTTGTATTTCGTATTGACCTTGATATAAAGTATCTAAGTCACGTCGAATGAAAGATTTGACTTTTTCAATTTCAAATGGGTTAGAGCCTTGCCATCCTTGACAGTCACGTATTTGAATTACCACTTGCCCAGTTTTGGCTATAGCTCGTTCAAATAACGCACGGTGCCCGGCATGCCAAGGTTGCCAACGGCCTAACATTTGCACAGTTTCTTTTTGCCAATCAAACACTGGCCGACGGCGATTTTCTAATATATGCGATCCAATAAACTCAGCCCATTTTTCAGCATTTTGTTCTGTAATTCTAAAATCATATACTTCAGGCGGAACAAAGGCCTTGTTGGTATCTTCGTAACGGCCTTTATCAATGGTGTCAACCCAGATGGTCCAATCAGCTTTGAAATTGTTGCGCATCTCTACCAGGGGTGCAACAAAGTCACAGATCACATATTCTCCTGAGCACTCTATGGCAAATTGGAACATACGCAAACTTTGACGAATACGTCCAGCATCAGAAAAATCCCAATCGTTATACTTTTTACGAATGTCGTCGGCATTGAACCAATCAACACCTACATTCATAAAGTTGGGACCGGGTATTCCTTCATAATTCATTACTCGACTGGGATTAATTTTCATTAAATCCCCATTAGTTTCAAGATACTTTTTTAGTGCCTGTGCCAGGTATGTTTTTCCAGCGCCAGGTAATCCCATTATTAATATACGTTGTGTCATTTCCATTTCCTTGAAGTGTGTTGTGCTAGATCATCTGTGGAGTGATAGTCCACAGGTTGAAAGTATTTACGGTTAGTATCATCTACTAGTATATTATTCAATCTTGGGTGATCTAAATCAATGGGGAATTCCAATTGCTTTGAAATTTGACGTAGATAATTTTCTTTATAAAGATGCAGTAACTCGTAACTTAGGAATACAGGATCCCATGTTGTTAATTTTTCATATTCTGCCAGTGCTATATCATATGTGGGTTCGCCTCGCACACGAGTCTCTTGATAGTGTAATATATTACGATCCCGTCCTATAATAGCAATCTTTACACGTATGCCCAGACCCATAGCTGTGGCAGCAAAGCGCACAATGTTGGGTATGGTACGTTCACCGTTGAGAATGTAGGGTGTGCTTATGCTAGTAACAAAATACTCGCACTCGCCCCACACAAAGTCTTTTAACCGGTCCGGGTCTTCCCAGTACTCAGCAAAGGGTTCTTGATCGTGCCCAATCCAGTATTCATGTAATAAGGCATGCCAGGCCCAAACGTCAGGATGTAAGGCAAATATCTTTGACCATAAATGATTTCCTGACCCTTGTGGGCCTGTAATGATCAACAGAGTTTTCATAGTGTGGCTAAAAATGCTCGAGTTTGGTCAGTAATTACACCAGTCAACTGAAATGTCACTCTAGGGTGGTGACCTGCATTGGCTGTGGAGTGTGGTATGTTGGCCCAGTCAAATGTTGAAACATCTCCGGCACGCCATTGGTTCCAGTGATAGTTGCCATACTCCCAGAACTGTCCTGGTTGCCAGTCTGTCAATTGTATAAAATAACGACCCACTCGTGTGGGGTCTTCAGGTGCCCACTTGTTTAGCTTGTCCATGTGTAGGTTCCAAACTTCCCCAGGGCGTTGTACGTGTATGCGTTCCATGCAATCGTCTAGACCAAATGCCGCGGTGATCCGGTTTAGTGATTCGGGAATAGCCCAATTTAAATGAGTGATAATCATTTTGGGATCAGCACCCACACGCTCTAGGTCATATTCTTCTGCAACAAGATCCTCTCTTGGGGGCAATACTCCTTCGCCTTTGTAGCCACGTGTTTCCCAGGTTGCTGGTTTGCTGTTGGCAACAATGTCTGCCACATCCTCTGACCAGGTAGGTTCAATGTGCCCTAGATGTGCAATCACATCTTCAAAGCGATCCAGTCTTGTGGGGTCAAAGTGATAAGTACTTTTACTTTTAGTAAAATCCCAACTGCTTTTGAATTCTTCTGTTATCATATTACTTTTACCCTTATGTCTGATGTTGCATAGTCCTGAGAATACTCCGCCGGCGGAAGTTCAATATTTAATGCTTTAGCTAACTGTAGATTATCTGTAACTACTTTACCGTTGGTATACTTCCACCAAGCAGATAAAATATCAGCATTTTGACTTTTAATGATCTTTGCCATTGTTGTTAAGTCTTTGAAATACTCGTGATAGTCAGGGTATGTAATGTCAAAATGCCCACACTTGACCCACCATCCTAAACAACTATCATTATTACGATGTACAATCACAATAGGTGTTTCAGGAAATAATTTACGCAGATATTCAATATGATTACTAAACACATGACTTTTAATAATACGTATGCCTTTAGATTTTTTATTTTGAAATGGTTGTTCAAATATAGATTCTAATTGGTCACGTGTTAATGTAGTTAAATCTTTAGGCAACGGACTGATCATGCCAGGGTCAAAGTATGCACCCAAGTGCATTAGTTCTTTAACTCCAGTATCGCCAGCGTCATGGTAATAAGTCCACTCGTCTCTGTAATCACTACGGTCAATGTTGGGACTATAGTAAATGTTTTTAACCACGCTACTCCATTTTGAGCCAGGAGCACCGGCTACAAAGATATATTTCATTCTTTACTTAAATCAATTTTACTGAGTACTGGTAAAAAGTTGTCTCGCAAATTATCCATTTGTTTCTTAAGGCCCGCGGGTGTTAACTCTTCCTCTACATAAAACACCACATTAAGATCACGCCACTCTTTGTATTCTTTACTGCGAACTGCGGTGCTGAATGTTTTTTGATACCAGTCTACAATTTCCTGTGGAGTGTTTGGGGGTAATTGAATTGCCCAAGCGGCGTATACATTAATCCCAGGTGCAATGGAATTTAACAGTGGCACGTTGGGATATTGAGGCATTGTGCGTGTGCCAGTAAACCCAATTGCTTTTACCTTGCCTGCTTCTACTAGAGGACGGGCAACAGCAATAGGCATAATACCAAACTCTGTACCTCCCAGCTTGGGATCATAACTGGCTACACTTTGTACCGCAGGCGCCGGGCCATTGAATCTAATTGGTTTGATAAGATTGCGATCACCGTGAGCTGATTCAATCAGGTATTCATATGCTGTGCGATGTGCGCCACCTCCCACGGCAATATTAATTGGTTTTGTGGAAGTGTGGATATATCTAACAAAATCAATTGGGGTTTCAACTGTGCTTTTGGACCCAGCTACCAGCACTAGTGGACTTTTACCTATGGTCAATACATCAACAAATGTGTCGTAGTTGTATTTTTTAATTTTCTTTTCCCAAATATCATTTGTCACATAAGAACTCATGTGACTAGGCAAGTTAATAGTGTACCCATCGTTGTGTACATCTAGAAATCTATTGTTTGCAATTGTTGAATCTGCTCCAGGAATATTTTGCACAACATAAACAAATTTAGGATTTTGTTTTTGTACAATTTCTGCTAATTTTCTAAAGGCAATTTCGTTGCCTGCTCCAGGTGTATTACCCACAAACACAGTAACGGGCTTTGTGGGCTCCCATGCGTGGACTAGTGTGCTTGCGGTAACAAGCAACAAGGCTAAAATACGTTTCATTTTGTTTCCTTAAAAAAGTAATGTTTCTATTTCATCTGGTAACCATGGCCTATCCATGCGTTCAGGATGCCAGACCACCCCTGCTAATTTACCATCAATCCAGGCTTCTATTTGTCCCAGTTCGTCTGTACAGAGTGCTGTTCCTGTACTGTGCAATTTTGTAATACCCTGACTGTGAAAACTGTTAACAATTTTGATTTCCCCAAAATACATTACAGGGTGGTTGGTATCACGATGTGCATCTATGTCCTCAATGGTGCCACCTAATAGATCTGTGAGTAAAAATGCACCGTGACAGATGCCTACTACAGGTTTATTACGTTGCATCATTGCCGAAGACAATCGAGTTTCTACAGTTCTGCGCAATGTACTGTCATCACCGCCTGTTATTACAAATGAATCTAAATGGTCTGCAATTGAATCAAAATCTACGTTTAGTGTGTTTGGTAGATAAAAGAGCGTATGCCCTGCCAAGAACGAGTACCACCCGTGCTCAATAGAATCATACGCCCTACCTCGATGGTATAGGATTCGTTGACTGAGTCCTATTACCAAATTACCATCCGTAAGCGTCAGCAACCAATTGCTTGCCAGAATCGGCAGCAACAGTATTCTTGCATGAAATTTCATACAAGTCTCGGCGCATTGCAACTACCAAAGATTCAATACGAGCTTGCTCTTCAGCAGACTCAACTAACTTGGCCAGGCTACGAGCACCAATGTTGCTGTGGAAACCTTCGTCTTTGGCAATTTTACGATATGCGCCGGAGATGAAACTATCTTCAATGCAATCAGCCATGGTATTCCAAACAGCTTCTGCACGGCCTTCAGCAACCAATTGATATGCAGCCAATGCGGCAGCGTCGTCCTGTGCATCATACTTGGCCAACAGGCCAGCGCCTTTTGCTGTGGGCTTTGCGGCTTCACGAGCAATTGCGGCTTCAACATCAACAGGGCTACCTTGAATGTGCTCAATAACTTCCTTGACCAAACGGAAGTGAACTGCTTCATCGTGTGCTTGTTGTGTCAACAGTTGCAATTCAACTGGATCTGTATCTGCTGGCATGTCAGCAATGGCACGGCTGATTTCAACCATGTTCATACGCTCATTGACCATGCGGCCAATGAAGTGTTCTACCAACTCTTCTTGAGCAGGCTTTGAATCAAAGTAGGCCTTGACGTTGTGTTGGCTGGCTTTGAAAAGGGCTTGGTTGTCCAAAACCAATTTTTCTACGAACTGTTTTCCTGTAAGCATGTTGTCTCCTTGGATATATACTTAATTAAAAAAACAAGACCAGGAAAATTTTTACAGGTCTTGTAAAATTATTTATCCCAAAGGTAAAATTTTATATGAACATCAAAATTTTTAACTTATTAACTAAAAATTTGCAGACCGCCTTTAATTTACCCAAGTACCAACGAGTTCTTGATTCAATCGGGCCAGACATAGAAGTTGATAAACTTCCGTGGACTCCGGCTAGATATCGTAAATTCAAAGACGCTGTGGATGCCGAATTACAGTTACCCTGTGATTATGTTGGTACATTAAAGAACATAACTGCTGATCTCAGCGAACGTTATATCAATCGCTTTTTTGGCGAAATCTGGAAACCTAGAACTGGCGACTATGACTACACAGGCTGGCAGTTGGCTGAAGAAATCAATCAACTCAACCCACGTAGTGTACTAGATGTTGGTTGTGGATATCATCCATTCAAAGGCCGCATCGACAATGTTGTTGGTATTGATCCCTATAACAACTGCGCCGATTACATGGTTGACATTCTGGACTATGTTGGCAGTCACGACGTTATTATTGCGTTAGGATCAATTAACTTTAATAGTCGTGATGAGATTGAATCACGCTTTGCTAAATGTGTAAATCTATTGGATACAGGCGGTAAATTTTACCTACGTGCCAACCCTGGTATTCCGCACAAAACAGGTCCATATGTTGATATATTTCCCTGGAGTTTTGAAATAGTCAAAGAGTTTGCTGACAAGTACAAGTTAAAGTTGTTGGAATTTAAAAAGGACAACAACGATAGACTGTACTTTGTGTATTCTAAATCTTGATGTCTTTGATTAAATCAAAGGCGGCTAAATGAGCTTGCTCTAAAGGGTGCAAGGTATCACTGATAGGATACCTTTTAAACTGACTCCACTCTAAGAAATTCTTATTTTCAAACTTGGTCATGTAAGGACGTACATAGTTTTGTAGGTCCATGATTCCCGGTGGCGCATGATACTTGCTGTCAAAAGTCAAGTCGTCCATGTAGGTCATTATAAATGGACAGTTTTTTTCTTTAAGCGTGTCTATAGCTATACGCATACACATTAGAGTATTGAGTTTATCTCTGTACTCAGAGTGTAGATTTTTAAAGTAAAATTTAGCATTACTATCTTTTTCTACAGGACGTAGTGTTAGCCAATCATCTTTGTGATCAGTGTGGTCAAATCGATCAATCCAAGTCCACCCAATAACAAACAAACTATGATCATTGCAACCTGCTTGATTTAACACACGGTCAAGTATGCTGAGATTGCCTATGCCCGGACGAGCATAACAAACATATTGGTAATCTAAATGATTAGCAAGATGTGCGGGCCAAGTTAGTTTACTGGGTGTGGCCCAGGCAGCGCCATTTCCGTCGTCAGATAAATCTGTTCCAAAAATGAAACTGCACCCAAAGCTTTTGAGTTTCATAGGTATAGTTATATACCAGCGGCGGCCTGTAGACTGCGAATATCTTTTTCGCGTTCAAAAATTTGTTTTGGTTGTATGCCAGCGGCTGTGCGCATTTCGTTTAGTTCAGACTCTTTTTCTTTGCGATACAGTTTAGGACTCAGCGGAACTAAACTGTCAAAGATTTCCTCAGTAAAAGGATGCTCTTTGCCTTCGTAACGCATGGTCCATTCGTCTGGACCAAACTCAGTAAGAGTACCCAGATCATCAATTAATTCTGCTGTGTGTTTGCCCGAAGTACTGCGTCTACGCATTTCTACATAAACAAGATAACGACCAGCTTTGATTTCGCCCGGGCTAGTGTCTGAATCCAACACAAAGTCATAGCCTTTTTCAAACCAATTGACAAGATCTTTTGCTGCCTGTTTACTGCGAACAAAAAAGCTTAGTACAATGATTTCGTCGTCGTCGCCCATTTTACTGGCAAATTCATCAACGTGGATAGTGGGCTTCATCATGCCCTCTAGGTCCTTGTACTCAAGGCCTTCAAACAGCGGCTGGTTGTTGTTCATTTTGTCCTCCAACTGCTGGTTGTTCTGCAGATTGTTGTTGTGTGTCTTCTTGACGGAATTCATCTTGATCCAGATCCTCTTCGTAGGCGCTGTCTAGGTCTTCAAGGTCAATTTGCTCGCCCTCCATTTCAATGGAACCTGTGCGAATATCGCTCATTAGTGTCTTGGGCATGACTATTTCAACAAGCCATACTTTTTTATCAATTAATCGTGCTTTGTGTGTGCCGGGAATAAAATCATCAGGATCCTCAATTTTAATTGGAATCTTCATGTTTTTTTTCATGTATTTCACTTCGCAGTCAAACGGAAGCAAACGACGGGCACCACGTGGATCGGGCATGAGTTTTTCAGGCCACATAAAAATACAGCCAACTTTGTATTTTCCAATAGTTGGCCCTTGTACTAACTCGCCCAAAATCCAATTTTTAAATGCGTAGATATCTAATTCATCTAACACACGCTCAAAGTCCAACAGGCTCAACAGACTGCCTTCGGACATGTAGATGTTTTTAATATTATCGGCTACCAACCAGTAATCACTGTGGTCTTTAAAGATATCTTTATCAAGTTTATTACTCATATCATTATTTATTGTTATTAAGAAACTAGTTGGTTTTTGCTTTATTGTCAGGATCCGGACAGCCTAATACTTATGACATAATTTATCGAAATACAGATACACTAAACTTATTTTTATATTGCCTAAATACGTATGCCCAGCAAAGGTAATCAGATATGTTCAGAGGAGAATCAGATTTGAGTAGAGCTAGAGGCGCCAAGGCGCAAAAACGCATACAGGCGATGGAAGAAAACACCATCAATTTTAATCAAGCAGTAAAGCATCAACCACGTCAGGTTGAAATAATCCCCAAAACCAGAGGTCAAGAACGTTTAGTACTAAGTCTAATGGATCCCAGCAACCACATTACAGTTGCAGTGGGTCCTGCAGGTACAGGAAAAACATATCTGGCTATGCAGTCTGCGATTAAAGCATTTAAAGAAGGCACATGTCAACGCATTATTTTAACTCGACCAGCAGTCGGCGTTGACGACGAAAAGCACGGGTTTTTGCCCGGGGATTTAATTAGTAAAATGGAGCCCTGGACCAGACCGTTATTGGATGTGCTAAAGGAATACTACCATCCAAGAGATATTCTACGAATGATGGAGGATCAAGTTATAGAAATTAGCCCGCTGGCATTCATGAGAGGCAGAACTTTTAAAAATGCCTGGGTCATTGCAGACGAAATGCAAAATGCTACCCCTAGTCAAATGAAAATGTTACTAACTAGGATTGGTACAAAAAGTCGAATAGTGATCACAGGAGATGTTGAACAAACAGATCGAGCCACCCATAACAATGGACTATTAGATCTTGCCAAAAGACTAAAAACTCAAGGAGTAAATGGTTTAACCATTTGCGAACTTGGATCTCGTGACATTCAACGCCACTCAATTATTGATGGTATACTGGAACTTTATTCAGACAATCAAAAATAAAAAATGGGCCTAGTCCATTGACCCCAGACCTTTGCAAAGCAAGATAAACCCTGATAATCAGGGTTTATTTTTAGCCAACAATGATATTATAGATTTCTTTCCAGTTTTTTACCACTGGAATTGATTCATGATAGTGGTGCATGTTATGTCCATGTTCCATGAGAATTGATTTTAACCCGGCATCAAGTCCAACCTCGGCATTTTCGGGCTTGTCTTCTACCCACCAAAATCCCGAATCTCTGTAAGGTTCAAGTGCTTCATGTTTATCAGCACCTGTGGGTAAACAAACAATTTCCTCAAATACTGTATCGCCAAACAATTTGTCAAGATTCATCCTGCGCAATTTTTGTGCATTTGGGTCTGTGCTAAGACTAGTAATACAATGAAACACATAGCCGTGTTCTTCGTGCAGTCGTTTAACATAGTACATGGCGTCACGTAAGGGTGGTAGGAATCCAATTGCTGCCGATTCATTAAACATCTTGATCAGTTTACGACCCTGATCATGTGAAATGTTATATCGTTCCCCAATGTCATAGTTTAAATCTCCCCCGGGGACCTTGATAAATCCGTGTTCATCCATCCAGATAGCAAAGGCATACTCCCAATTAAGTAGTACGCCGTCGCAGTCAACTAGGATCACTTGACTGTTCAGCCAATTGGGGGATCTGTTCTTGCTTGGTAATTTCATATCCATTTTCTTTTAAAAGCCGAGTAATAGTTGACTCGTAATATTGATAAAAATATGTCATAATTTTATCCCAATCTTTGGGTAAATTCTGACCTTCCATGGTACACTTTGCTACTTGTAATTTTTTAAAGTCCAAGATAACATTACAGGTTTGAAGGTCTTTGGTTCTAACATTTTTAGACACAGCCATAACCTCGTCGATCTTGCCATCAGCTTTTTTAAAATATGTAATAAGCATGTATCTCATAGCTGACTTAACTCCACTAGTGTTGCTGATAAATTAATTTCTTGATCTGCCATCATTGGAATGTTTACAATTCCTTGTCTAATAATAACAATAGCTTGATCTTGCTTCATTGTGTCGTCACTCCATAAATCAAGATTATCGTACATCCATCGATATACTTCTTCCATCTCTTCAGGACGCACACTTGAACATAATAAGATACGTGCTTCTTTAACTCGACCAGCTTTGAACAAATTAACTACATCTAATTTCCAGTCCTTGACTGCGCCGCCCTCGTCACCTTTGGGGGATATGAGCTGACCGCTAGTGGAATTCATCTGACACATGTTAAGACATTTACGCAGATCAGGATACGTTGCCTTTACGTATGTGTCTAAGGTATCCAAGTCAAACTCTACACCTTCTGTGACCAATACAGTGGCCATTCGAGCAGTGAACTCAGTAACATCCACACGCTCAATGTGGAAGCCCTGACATCTGGAATGTAGTGCAGGGATAATACGATTAGGGTAATTACAAGTAAGAATGAAACGAGCACTGGCATGATAAGTTTCCATAACACCACGCAATGCGGCCTGTCCGTTTGGAGTAATGTAGTCTGCTTCGTCTAAGAGCACAACTTTAAATTCACCAAATGGCATTGTTTGTACAAAGCCGGTGATCTTGTCTCTGATTGTGTCCACAGAGTTTTCTCTCGATGCATTAATTTCTAACAAATCATATTCGTCAATGCCCAATTGATGTATTAGTATTTTAGCCAGTGTGGTTTTGCCTACTCCTGGCGCACCACTAAACAATAAATGAGGAATTGAACCAGATTTAACCCATCCAGCCACCTGCTCTTTTTGTGCGTCATCTCTAAATACATACCCATCTAAGTCCACTGGGCGATATTTTTCTGTCCAAAGTTCTTTCATATTACCAACTCTCCACATCTGTGATATCTAATTTAATACTTGATTTTGGATCAAACTCAATGGTAACATTAGGCCCAATGCCGCTGGTAGATTCTTCTGACCATGTTACTCTGTCTAAATCGTACATTTCGAAAACTTCTTTAAGTTTTTCAAATTGATTTTTACTAATTACGATTGTTTTCATTTCTTTTTAATACCTCAATTATCCTATCTTGTTCCCACTGATCTTCACCAGTAAACTTGGGCAGGTCAGCATATAAATCTTCTATAAAGCATTTTACACGATATAAGTCTTGTTTGCAACAGGAAGAGGTAAAACCGTCGTTGTAAGGAGATCGAACTTGATTGGCAATAGAACGCAGTTGCCGATAGATATCAGCAACGTCCCAATCTTGTTTGATGCTCATTAACGACGTGAGGATGCTTGAATAGCGTCTGACAGAGTATCATCTGACGGCTGTGTTTGAGATATTAATAGAATGTCTTTTGGATCAACTTTTCGTATTGTTTTTGTTCCAACATCATCTTGGATTTCAACTCCACGTGTCCAACGGCCATGTGCTACGCAAATCCATTGCCCAACAGTGACATCTTTTTGTTCAGGGCCAACGGCATAAACTTCTCCCCAACGTGGTCTGATACCTGCTGTGGTACCATTGTCGTTTAACAATAAAATACCGCTTTGTAGTTTGCGGCCTGAAAACTCCATTTCAGAAACAATTACCGTGTCACCTAATGGTCGTAGTTTGGAAATTTTATGCGGTGCAAAAGCTAATTTCATATTAAATCTTCCTGTTTTCTTCCTGTGCCATCTGACGTGCTGTTTTTAATGGTTCTTGTTTGACCTGTCTTGCTCTGGCAATGGCTGCGGCCAACCCAACAGTTTCCTGTGGTTCGGGCACTTCAATTGGTTTAACAAAATTATCGTTGAAATCTTCCGGAGCGTCAGGAATGTCTACCACATCTACCACAGGAGTTGATGCTTCTGCTGATTTAGCACTGGAATAAACCTTTGTATCTTGTACATTTGTCTGGCGCCCATATTGTTTGTTTACTCGATTGTTGCGAGTATCAATGGGACGATTCATACTGTCAATTAAATCACCGCGAGCATTTACGCCCATGTTACCCACGGCACGTACTTCTTCATTTTGAAGTTGTAGTGCCCCAAGGTCAACGGTTTTTCCGTTGGCAGTTTTATAAATTTTGCGTGTCATTGTATATCCTCTTAAAATTTTATTTAACGTAAAAACTCGGTAGGGTCTAAATCATAGTGCAGACTATCTACTTGGTGTACTTCTAACAAATACAGCACATAGCTAGCTACGCTGGATCCTCGACCCACTCCCCAAATTACACGATTTTCTTTCATTACATCTACTAAGTATTTCAAATAACGCAGTAATCCAAATAGATTACGTTCCTGAAATAACAATAATTCTTGTCCAACTCTTTGTAGTTCTTCATTGGTTTTACAAAGAGTTAGCACATGCTCGGCTATATCTAAATTTTTATAAGCGTCGGGTATGTACCAAGTGTCTTGTTTGAATCTGTCCCAATCGGGTATAGAAACATCATTGTTATCTGGAAAAGTCCAGGTAATCAACGATTCGGGTGCTTCTTCTAAGATCGATACCAATTGTTCAATTTGTACTGACTCGTCAACTATGATTCCAGTCATTGAGCAAACATTGTACCCTTGCATGGTAAGGTCACATAGATCATCTTCTGAGAATATTAATTCTCCAAATTTACTTTTTTTCATCTTTTAAAAAATCTGCAAATAACACAGTACTATGATCTTTGTTGTCTGTCAACTCGGTATTTTCCCAGTCTAGATCTAACTCTTTCCATTCGGGCATTCGGTCTAATGTAATGACTTTGCTATTTCCTCGTTTCTTTTTGGTATTATTTGCCCAGCAAGGTTTAGAATCGTCCCACCAACCGGTGTAATCAAATCCACTAATAGATTCATTTTCGTTGTGTACGTAAACCATACTGTCACCATGTATGCTTGATATTTCTATATCTGTAATAACTAGTCTAGACTCTGCAATAGCATTAAATTTTGAAAATAATATAAATCCAATTACCTGGTCAACAGGTTCGGTAGGCAAAGTAATTAATCGTTGTCCTGTTTCTCTATAAGCTGAGATTAATTCGCTGTCATCAGCAATCAACACACCATCATTCAATACTGAATCAATCCAGTAATGTATTCTTTCGTAAGCAATGTTTTGCTCAGCAGGATCACTGGTTGCAGTAACCATTTTTAATTCTATGGAATACAAGTTAATTAAAAACTTCTTTTGATAGACCATGCCAGCGGCAAAGTCAAACGATTTTCGTAGTTTAACGTTCATGATATATCTATCTTGTCCGAAAAGTCGGTACCCGATTTTTTACTTTCGTCATACATTTTCTGTGTTTTTTCTCGATATTTGTTAGTGTATGTTTCTATGGCCATTCTTATTTGACCAGACAAAAATGCATTCCCTGTCCGATGTGCAAAACTTAATTTTTTGTTCAAGTCAGATATCTTAGATTGTAATTCTTCTAAGCTCAGTCCGTCGATGTTGTTTATTAGTGGATGTTCCATGAATAAAAAAGCCCTTGATGCTATTATAGCAATAAGGGCCTGTGAGGTCAAGTGTTTTGGTTAAGCAAAAGTCACACCGTTTGCACCAATTGCAAACCATTTTGAGTTAATGTACATTAGTGTACATGCATCTCCAATATCATTGAATGTAATTGTGCCTGTGCCGGATGACTTCCATCCTGCGTTGGTCACAGTGATAACCATATCCCCGGTGTCGGCATACATGGCAAATACCTTGACCTGCCCAGCATAACCGGCTGCCAGCGTAGCAGTTTCGGCTGCCGAAGTGCTAAAATATGATGTAGTCAATGATATGTTTGCGGCGCCGCCAGATGCTAAATCTTCAGAGCTTGGCAGGTAAATTGGATCTAAGTTTCTGTTTTGATCAATAATGGTAATTGTACTTCCACCATCGCCAGTTTCAAATTCAAATTCATATGTACCTGTTTTATTAAATGTAATAATATTGCTGGCAAGACCCTGAATGTTACTAGTTCCTAAGCTAACGGCAGCAGGCAATGTCAATGTATGGCTGGTGCTGGCAACGGTGATCTGTAGGCGCAAACGTGCTACTGATCCCGCGGCTGGAAAGTTAGTAAAGGAAAGAGTAATAGCACCGGATGTTGTTAGTGTGTAGTACGGTCCGGCAGCATAGTTAATTGTCTGTGATCCAGTGACTGTTCCTAGTGCAACACGAGTTTCGCTCATGTCTTGTAACTGGGCATTTTGTAGTAAACTACCGCCCATGTTATTATCCAGAGTTGATCCAGTTAATGCCGCTTTTAAAATTACTTTACTTTGAAGGTCGCTGATTTCAGCTGACGCATAAGCAAAGTTAGTTTTCGTGTTGGTAAAGTTGTCACGAAATCCTTGACTATCGTTGTCTTGACCAGCAACTGGGTAGGTGCCGTCAATGTTGTTTGGGTTAATATTACTTGCCATATTTTATCCTAAAATTGTCCTCTTTGGAAATACCAGATATTTATCGTACACATCGGTGTTTGTCAATATATTAACTGGTGATATAAATCTAGTACTGTTACCATCAAAGATGGTAGGAGTTGTTGGTCTTTCTGGAATATAAGTCCAGGCTCGATAGGTTAATCCGGGCGGTGCCGCGTAAGGAACATACAACTCTTGCCCTCTGTAAGTATTCCCATGTACAATTTTAACATAGTCGTCGGGAACCACTTGCAGAACTTCTGTTAAAAATACTACATTTTCAGCAGTGATGGAAATTCTATAAACGCCTAAACGTTCAAGTGGAGGAATTACCACCGATTCGTCAAATGTGCCATCATCGTAGGGAACTATAGCCGGTTGTGTAGGATCGTAACCTCCGAGATAATTACTAAATGCTTCATCTATTGTCATTCCACCAAAGTTTTCTTGCTTCTTTAAAATAAGAGTTTCGCCATTTAAGTAACGTCCTGACGCTCCATCTATACCGCCTAGAGTTCTAATGTAATCTAATGTTTGATTATTAATTTGTGAATAAGCTAGTGTAGTAGCATAATCAACCTGTCCAATGTATCTTAATCCCAGCGGGCGTTCTACAGTATCAAATGTGGTGGCTGCTGGTGGGTATGGAATCCATTTGCCACCAAACACACTATCTTCATAAGGAAACCAGTTATAAGTCAATGAACGGTCTAGTTCATATCTATCAACTTCAAAGTCAATGATATTAAGCTCTTGTCCAAACTGTTCTTTGATGTTGTAGGCAATTCTGCCAGAACTTCCTGGCTTAACATAAGCAATTACCCAGGCAGGCGTAAATCCCAAAATTTGTCCATTTGATTGTTTTGATGTCATCCACAATGGTAATACTGGACTAATTTGTCCAACAACGTCAATAACTTGATTTCGCATATCAACCAGGCTATTTGGATACACCACTGATACTTCAGTTGAATCCCCGGCATTAACAGGATAAGCAAGAGTCACGGCCTTACCAACGCTTTGCCCTTCGTTGTTGACTAAGTTGTCAATGATTTCACTGTAGACAATTTCATAGATGACCTTGCCATTGTTATCAAGTGCTTGTGCAGTTTTAATATCGCCAAGTGTTAAATTTTTCCAATAGTGATTAATGTCTAAGCTAGAAATGTATTTTTCTAAACTTGATGCAGTTAATCCGTATGCGTGATCGTACACCACATTTTGTGATATACCAAAATTAGCATCATCAGAACGATATATTAAATCTGCAGGAATAATGTCCTGATTTTGTACCAATTGCCCAATAATTGCGCGGTCATTAAGCGGTGGCATAGCCTTGATATATAATCTTTCGTACGGCTCGTTGTATGCACGATTCACTGTGATAGAAAATCTACGGAATACAGATACAAGATTTGCATTTGATGTATCTTCAACTTGTACTGTGGCTGTTGCTCCAACTCCACCGCCACCGGTGATGGTAACAGTTGGCGGTGTTACATATCCGAACCCTCCGTTGCCCAGAGCAATACTAGTAATAACCCCACCAACTATGGTCACTGCTCCGGCAGTCGCACGTTCTGAATTTGAAGTGCTTGGAGGAGCGGAAATAGTCACAGTAGGGGCGGTTACATACCCTGATCCACCGTTGACAATTTGAATTGCCGAAACTTTATAACCCGAAACTGCTGTTTGAGGACTATATGCATTGACAGTAAAATCAAACTTTAAGTCAAATGTAGTTGGATCAGCAACAACTCGAGTACTAGGAGCGGTATCAAACGTGGTTGTTCCGTTATCTAGGGCAAATGTATTAAAACTAACTTTACCTACTATATTTCCCGAAGGCAATAATTTAAGACCCTGCGGAAGTTTGCTGTTGGAACCTGACACAAGTTGATATTCTAAAGGGCGACCCCCAGTGTTGTATGCTTCCACTGAGTAGAGACTAATAGAACCATTATCTATAATGCCTAAATCTGGATCAGTTAGCCAGATGACATCTGTTTCTACATTGCCAATGATGGTCATTGTATAATAGTAAAACTCTGAAATGATTGTAGGGTCGTTGACTTTTAATACACGGATAGCAAACTTGTAGGTATTTTCTGTTGCACCAATTGCTGGAATATATCCATAAAACCACCCAGTTGTTGGATTTAGTGCAAGGCCCGGAGGAAGACTAAATGTTCCACGGTCAAATCCAACACCATCTTCGTCATATACTGTGCTGTCAAATCCAATGCCAGCGCCCACAGTTAAACTGTACTCAATTGGGTCTCCATCAAAGTCTATGGCGTCAAACTTGAATGCAAAGAAATTGTCAGCACGGATCCTGCCCAGATCACCTGGTGGTGTAATCATCACTGGAGTGCGTATAGGAACAACGTCGGCTGTGATAAATGTGTTGTCTGCTGTAAAATCTGTTGTGTCGGCACTCATTGAATCTTTGCTGTATACAAATATTTCAAATGTGCGTATGTTACTGTCTTTGCCATCACTGAGTTCTAGACTAAATTGATAGTTTTTACTGGTGCTACGTGTTGAAAAATCAAAAGGGTATTGTTCATACTGCGTCATATCATAGCCAGGCTCGGCTGTGCCCGGCACACCAGTTAATGGTTTAATAATTCCAGTTATCAACCCCGACGAAGTAACAATCAATCCGGGAGGAAGTGTACCTGACAAATAACTGACTTTTACAGTATCCCCGGGGTCGGTGTCTATGTATTCAATTTGAATATGCACTTCTGTGCCATCGTAGTATGTGCCGATGTTACCCGGTGGGGTAATAAAGTCAGGAGCATCTTGCCCGGTAACTGTTAACTCAAAGGTTCTGTCAGTGACACGGTCTACAACTTCTTTGCCGTTGACTACTTTTTCAGTGTATGCTCGTACTGCAAATCTATAGGTAACGTCTCTAGAAACTTCCGAAGGAACACCTTGCAAACTTGCAATTGCTTTTGGAACACCTTCGATAATGCCAGTTTTACGACATTGAATTCCATCGGGCAGTTGCCCAGCAATCATTCGATAATAAACGTCTTCTCCGTATGTTTCAGCCAAAATTGGAACTTGGTAAAATATACCTTCGGGTATAGTACCTAAGCTACCGGCCGCTGTGATCCAAGTTGGTTGGGCTGACATATTAGAAAGTTGATCCGGCTACTCTTTTCCAAATATTACTGCTGCCATCGTAGTCCTGGTAGCAGTAATAAAAATATTGATCATCGTAGGCAATCATTCCGGCAAGATCACCGGTTGTGCCCACAGACGTTCCGGGAGGAATATCTTGTATACGACTATATAATTCAGCAAAATTACTGTTACATTTTGTGTATGCTGTACGTAACGGGTCACCAGTCCCGTCGTTTGGCGAGGTTCCTACGTTGATAATTTCTCTTGACATGCTAATCCTTGTTTACAATATTTATGGCGGTTATTATTAACTTTATAACCCAAAACGTGATCTATAGAAGTTGAAATTTTGCAGTTGTTCTTCGGCTGTTAATGTTCGGTTGTACATCAGCACCACAGCAATCCCGCCCTGCATGTGGCGATTGTCATACCCACTTGTACCTATATATAAATTACTAGGTTCTGGAAAATTAGGGCTGGTCTTTGCTCCGCCCATGATGTTCCAACCTGCAACAGCCTGATTTGCTACCTGTCCATTTATGTAGAAAGTTGTTGCTGACGGATAAGCCCAGTCGTTTCCGTTGCCTGGATTTGGAAATTCCCAAGTGGTGCCGTTGTAAACTCTTAGACTTTGGTCAGCAGTCATGGCAAATAGTCCACCAAAGCCTGGGCCAAAGTTTGGTTGGAACACCATGGTAAAATCTTTATAGGTATTTTGTTCAGCTGTGAGTATGCAACTTCCAAACCCGTTGGCTCCTTGATTAGACGCCCAATTAAAATAACTGGTTTGTCCATCGCTGACATAGGATATATATCCATATTCATTTGACACAGTTCCTGTGTTGTTTGATACTGACAAGTCAGTGATGGTGGTGCCAGTTCCTGGGTAACTGGCAGGATTACTAAAATCGTAATGTAATACCAGACCATCAGTGACTATTGATGAAATTGTTGTAATGGCTACACCAGCTCCAACGGTTATTCCTGATCCTATTGTTATTGCCATATTATAGTCCGTATCTAGCTCGTAGTGCGTTGTAATTCTGTTGTATTTCACTGGCATTCAATGCTCGTCCATACACAGCACATATACCCATGTCACCACGCCAGTAGTTGTCTGATCGAGCCACTGCTTCTATTCCACTGTTTATAAATTGAGTAAATGTTATGCCGGTTGCTGGGGTGCCTATCTGTTGTCCGTTGACGTAATAAGTCACTACTCCACCAGTGGTTTGCGTTACAGCCACTACTATCCACTGATTATCTGTCACTGTGAAAGATGAAGATATTGGGCCTGCCCATGGACTATTGGGACCGGTGCTAAACTGCATTTGCCAAGTGCTTCCCGACACGTGATACATGTAGGTATTGAAGT